TTACAACACAGACACGGCGTGAGGTAGCAGAAGGTGAAGGTCTGGACGATGATGGGAATCCGGAGGAGGTGGAGATACAGGTTGACTATGTTAAGTTAAAGTTGTGTGATAAGCAAAAGTCGTTGAAAGAACTTGCTACGTTGATGGGGTACGACGCACCAATAAGGACAGAGAATAAAAACTTTAATTTGAATATGACCGTGGTGGTATCGGCGGATGAGGCGCGAAAAATTTTGCAAGCGGTGGAAAAAAATATATAATACTATGACAAAGCAGGAAGTTATTGACGCTATTAAAGTATTGAGTGTCCTTGTAGTATCACGTGATGCATATGGTCCACCTTTATCAGGCAGCGCTACAAAAGCGGTTGAAGAAAAGATTTTGGAATTAATTAAGTTATTGTGATGGATATAAGCAAGCGACATTTCAAAATCATTGAGCAGTTCGGGAGACGTTTTACTGTCTGCGTTGAGTTGCCAAGATACAAGGTTAAAAGGTTTTTAGGTTTTGCATACGGTGAAGGCTGGCACGACGAAGAAGATTTATTTTGGGGCGTAATGGGAGCAGATGGCACACCGTTGAGTAAGTATGAAATGGTGAATAATAAACCGCAAGCAGAATTTAAAAGTATGTCAGCAGCGCGTGAATTTATAGAAATGTGTAAACAGGAAAGAACGGAAACAATAGTATAGTGGTAGAAGTTGCTGAACAATTAAGTGTCGAAGAAGTAAAGCGGCTCAAGGTTATAAAGGTCATGTGTATGCATGACTTTGTTTTTTACACACGTTATTTTTTTAAACTGCTGTATCGTCGTAAGTGGCAGCAGTGGGGCCATCTATTAATAATAGCAGATGCATTAAAGAAAGTATATACAGGAGAAATTACCAGGCTAATTATAAATGTATTTCCACGTGGTGGAAAAACCGAGTTAGCCGTTAAGATGTTTATCTCGTATTGTTTAGCGAATAACGCGGCGGCAAAATTTATCCATATCAGTTACGGCGATGACCTTGCGCTTGATAATTCTGAGCAAGCTAAAGACATAGTACAATCGCAGGAGTATCAGCAACTATTTAACGTGCCACTAAAAATTTCCTCTAAAGGAAAAAAGAAATGGTACACGCAAGCGGGTGGTGGTGTCTATGCAACATCGTCAGGCGGACAGGTCACAGGCTTTGGCGCGGGCCAGGTTGACATGGAAGAAGAAGAGTTTGATGATCTAGTGGCGGACGGTGGAACTGAGTTGTTTGGTGGGGCAATAATAATTGACGACCCGAACAAGCCTGATGACGCTGATAGTGAATTAATGCGTACACGGGTTAATGAACGTTATGATAGTACGATAAGCACGCGCACTAATTCCCGCAAGACTCCCATTATTCTTTTACAACAGCGCACACATCCAGACGATTTAACCGGTTATGTATTGCGAAAACAAAAGAGTGTAGAGGATGGAGGACTATGGACTGTGATATCATTACCATCTATTAAAGAAGATGGTACGGCGCTGTGCCCGCAAAAATTCACGATAGAGGAACTAAGGGCGCTTGAGTTGCATAATGATATTGTGTTTCAACGTCAGCATATGCAGAACCCAAAGCCAAGAAGCGGTTTACTTTTCGCATTAGATGATTTACAGTTTTACAACCATAAACAAAAGGAAAAAGAGTTAGAGGATAATGATTTTTGTTACGTGTGTGCGGACCCGGCAGGCGAAGGTGGGGACGATTTTGCCGCCGGTCCGTTCAAGTTACTTGGAGATAAGATATATGTCACAGATATACTGTACAATACAGAGGGTGCTGACCATAATGAGGCTTTGATGATTGATCTTATATTCAGTAACAATGCGAAGTGTGTCGGCGTTGAGGCGGTCTTTGGATGGGAGGAAACAAGTAAACGAGTACGTGAGGCGTTATGGAAAAAAGGATTTAAAAATGAGTTTCGTAATCTACGTCCGCGTAAGTCTAAGCACTCACGAATATTAAACCGCTCATCGTTTATACGTAATACGTTTATGTTTCGCGATGATTGGATGGAGCGGCCACAATACGCAAAGTTTATGCGCAATCTTACATCCTACATGCGTATACAGGAAGCTGGGAGTAAGAATAAGCATGACGACGCGCCGGACCTGTGCGAGATGGCCGGAAGCTATTTTGAACGTAATTTTGCGCATTTATGGGCTATAAAGCAGTAGATTTTTAAATTAGCCGATTATTATTTATTTTTGTACTTTAAAACATTAATTTCTGGGCATGGAACTGTTTTGGCAAAGGTTTAGTAAACGGGAGTTATTGTTAGAGATTGTAAAGCAGAGTAAAAAAATCATTCAGCAAAATCAAAAAATCATGAGCGACTTTGAAGACATTAAGGCCGATCTCGAAGCAACCAACACTGCTATCGATGAAGTAAAAAAGGATTTGGATTTTATCAAAGCGAAATTGGATGCGGCTCCCGGCGGGTTGACCTCTGCGCAAACGGCTGAGATTAAAAACCTGGTTGGCGCCGTGAAGGCGAAGCTAACGGCGCTTGACGCTGAAACCGATTCTACGGAAGCAACGCCAGAGCCTTAAAGGGTGCGGTGGCTCGGTAGGTATACAAAGGCGGAGACGACGCCCGGCACGACACGCCTTAAACGTGTCTTCGCTTTTGTTCCAACCTATGTAATGGGTTATATTGTTTGGCTTGGATACTATGAGATTCTTCAAGGGTATATTGAGCAGCAATATAAGTTGAAGGTAGAAGGGCAAGATAAGGCGTTCGTCGTAGGAGAATGGAAGGACATTTCAAAGCGATTGATGTAGTGCAGATTTTAAATACTTAGGTGTAGTATGGTAAAAATTTTAGCCCGTTAAGCGTAATGGGCGAGTGGACTAACGAGATAGCAATTCAAGACCTCAGTGATTATTTCATTGAGCGGGGCCGAACCTCCTCTGGTTTATACGGCATAGCAGGACAAACTTATTTTTTTGATCTACGCTGTGAAAAGGATTTTTTGATGGCGTATAACCTTTGCGCCCCACTGAAGGCTATCGTGGCGAAACGTGCGAAGGCTTTTAACTCTGGCGCGCTTACGGTAGTGAATAAGAATACGGGCAAGCCTGCGACAGGGAGAAAACCATTATATGATTTACTCGAGCATCCTAACGTTCTCCAATCTGGCGATCAGTTTTTTGCGCAACAAAATATATACCTCGACATATTTGGCTATTGCCCTGTGCTTAAGATGCGACCAGCGGGAATGCCGGACGAAATCAGCGCGCTATGGAACATACCACCGTGGTTATTTGATCTTGATTATACAACTAAGTGGTTGAACCAGTTTACGCTTAAAGGTATATATCAAGACTTTTTTATTTTTTGGAACGGTGAGCGCGTTAAGCTCGATATAAAAAATGTCGGGTTTATATTTGACGACGGTATTGGAACAGAAAACGATTCTAATCTTACTATACCCGATGCCCGTTTAATTGGTCTTGAATATCCAGTAAGTAACATCATTGCAGCTTATAAGTCACGTAATACTCTTATTACTAAGCGGGGCGCAATCGGAATTTTATCCAACGAAAATGAAGACGAAAGTGGCAACGTGGCGATGCGGCCAGGGGAAACGGACAGGCTGCAAAAAGATTTTACAAAATACGGCTTAGTTGGCCAGCCTTTTCAAATCATCATATCCGATGCAAAAGTAAAGTGGCAGCAGATGGGTTTCCCAACGGCCGAACTTATGTTATTTGAAGAAATTCAAGATGACATAGATCGTTTATGTGACGCGTATGGGTATCCACCTGAACTGATCGCAAAGTCTAAAGACACTACGTTTGACAATAAGAAGCAAGCACGACGCGACTTTGTTGAAAATACTATAATGCCGGAAAATAAGTCACGTCAGTGCCAACTGACAAACGTGATTGCACCAGATGATACGATTGAGATAACGCGTGACTATTCAAAGTTAACTGTGTTTCAGGAAGATGTTGCATTACGGGCGCAGGGTAGAAAAGATATTGACGATGCATGTTTGATTGAATGGAACAATAATTTAATTACCAGGAATGAATGGTTAGTTAGGCTTGGAGACGAACCGAAGGAAGACCCGGAATTTGATAAGTACAAAGTTGATTTGCCACCTGACCCGAATGCGCAACCGAATTCGTTTAACGTAAAGTTTGAAAAACAACAAGCAGCATGAGCGAACAAGGCAGCATGGCGAATTTGCGGGATAGGCTGAAACAGGCGGAGGTGGAACTACGTGCGACGCCGGGTAAGACAAAAGAATGGAACGATAAATTAAAAGCGGTTAAAGAGTTGCGCGACCAGTTGGCGCAAAGCGGAGAGGCTATAAGAAAAGCAAAAATATGAAACGCATAGAAATTCCTACCGGCGTAAGTAAAAAAGAATTGTTTGCGTTTCTTAAACAAAATAAGGCCGTGCTGATTCAAGAGAAAAAACTTTTTGGTAAGGAGTGCGAGGGCTTTGCATACACGGCTGCTTTGAATAGCGGGGTAATCAAAGCTAATGCAGTGTCCAAGGCGGGCGGTGATGTGTTAAATGTGAAAGCAGTTATCAATACTACTAATTGGCTTGATACACACCTTGACGTACATATGCCAGGGCTGTGGAAAAAAGCACTTGACGAAAATAAGATGCTAATGCACCTCCAAGAGCATAACATGGCGTTTGATCATATTATAGCCGATGGGGAGGATTTGAAAGCGTACACGAAAACGTATACATGGAAAGAACTTGGTTTTGATTATAAGGGCTCGACTCAGGCACTTGTTTTTGATAGTCAAGTAAAGAAAGCGCGTAATTCTTATATGTTTGATCAGTACGCAAATGGTTATGTGAAGAACCATAGCGTATATATGGTGTATGTTAAAATGGTGCTTGCGATCAACGAGCCTGATTCGACAGATTATGGAGCAGAATATGAGGCATGGCAAAAATATTTGCCGGACGTTGTGAATAAAGAGTTTGCTGAAGAAATGGGATATTTTTGGGCAATACTCGAAGCAAAAGTAATAGAGGGTAGCGCAGTACCGCGTGGCAGCAATGTCATAACGCCTACATTATCCGTGGAGCCGTCTAAGGACATTCCAAAAAGCAGTTCTAACGAGTCGCGAGACGCACTCCGAAACATCTTTAAACTAAACCTAAGTGTGCCGGAAAAAAGGCTTTAGAGGTTTGGAAAAATTGAAACTTTAAAAAATTGTAGGATGAAAAAAGAAATTAAACCGGGACTTAAGTTACTGTTTGTGGGATTGATCCTGCTTGCTGTGATTTACTTGATCCCGTTTTTGTTTGCAACCGTAGCCGTTCCAGGAGTGGCTTTGGCATTTGTTCCAGTTATCTCGCTCGAAGGGTTGAGTGGTGAGGCGTTGGAGGCGATGCAGGGTTTGCAAAAACGTTTTAAGGAGGTTGACCTTAACACGATGACAAAGGAAGAAATTAAAACCTTTGTTGAAAATGCGAATAAAGAGATTAAAGCCGCGCAAGAAAAGTTTAAAGACGTTGATGTTGCAAAGATTGTTGCACTCACTGACGAAACTAAAGGCGTGATGGCAATCCTTAAAGCGCAGGGTATTGAGATTGCTGCTTTGAAAGAGCAAGCTGGAAATCAAGCGCCAAAGGGCAAGACTTTTAAGGAGTGGTTTCACAGTCTGCTTCCTGAGATTGAAAAAGTCTATAACGCTCATGAGGGTTCAAAACAGTTTGTTGCAAAGGCGGCTGTTATCATGACCTCAGAGAATGTTGTAGATTACAGTGCGTTACCTACCGATCTTATTGATTCGTTTTCGCTTGGCTCGTTTGTTGAGAAACGCCGGCCACGGGAATATGTTTTCGACCTTGCGACAGTAACGAATGTCGCCGAAGTCGAAAAGTATAAGGTATGGGAGGAAGAAGGAAGTGAGCAAGGCGCGTTCGCCATCGTGGCGCAGGGTGCAATTAAGCCGCTTGTGTCGCTTACCCTTGTTAAGAATATTTCTACTGCCCAGAAGGTTGCTGGTAAGTATGTCGTGACCGAGGAGTTTACAAAGTGGAGAAAAAATGCGTATGCAATTATCCAGCGTCTTATTAAGCAAAAGATGCTGCGAGACTATGCTGCAATTCTTACAACTGACTTGCTTGCTGGTTCGGTTCCTTATACCGCGTCGGCTCTTGACGGACAGTACCAAGCGAACTTGGTAACAGACTATCATGCAATTGCCGCAGTCGCTGCACAAATCGAGGCGCTTGATTTTATGCCTGATATGTTGGTAATGAATCCACAAGACAAGTGGAGGATCGGCATGAGTCAGGATACTACCGGTCAATTTTATTTGACCATTCCCATTACTGACCCTTCGGGTCAAACCCGTATGATGGGATTTATTCTGCGCACTTCCAATCGCGTACCTGTAGGTTCGTTTATCCTTGGAGAGTCTGGTTTGTGGGAAATTGAACAAGAAGCGATTAAAATCAAGGTTGGTTATGGTCTTACCATTACTGGCGGTACCGATAACGGTGGTGGCAATGTCACAAACGTATCCGGCGATTTTGACAACAATCGCTTCCGGGTGATTTTGGAAACTTATTTCCATGATTATATCGCGACCAATAACATCGGGTCGTTTGTGTACGCAAGTTTCGCAACAGTAAAAGCAGCGGTAACAGCCGCATAATAAGTACAATTATGAATGAAGATCAAAGAGAAAAATTGGTAAAGGCAAAGGATATGGTAACGGTCTACGGGACAGGGGCTAATATTCATATGCCGGCCGGTGAAGAGTACTTGGTACACTCAAACCAGGCAAAATTGTTGATTGATAAAGGCGCGGCAACTGCCGAAGCCCCCGAAGGCGCAAAGTCTAAGGGAAAGAAAGGAGGCAAAAAAGATGAATAAACTATTTATGTTACTTGCTTTGATCCTGGTTGGATCGGGCGTGTTTGCGCAGACAACAATGAAATCGTTAGGCGCGACGGGTATTGATTCTGCAATTGTTACGAACACCGGTACCGGTACGCTAACGTCTCCCATCGTGTCTGGTGCGCGTTCGTCTACTGTTATCTCCGTTGTCTTGACAAAGACCAGCGGAACAGTAGCCGGTACCCTCAGTTTGCTTGGAAGCGTGGATGGTACGAACTTTAAAGCGATTCTTTTGCCGCAAGTGGCGACCGCTGTAAATACGTACACAGCTACGGATGTTGCTACGCAGGTGTTTATGTTTTCGATTGAGAAAAACCCTTATAACTATTATAGGGCTTCTTGGACGGGAGCAGGCACGATGGCGGCATACTTTAAGGCGAAAATTTTGTCCAGGTAAAAAATTTAACAGCTAAGGGGGTTTCATTATGTTTGTTGTTGCCAGTGATTTTGACATAGAGCCATACTCTATTCCTAACTTAGATGGGAATAATTCTTTCGCGACGTATGTTGCGGAAAAAGAGGAGACAGCTTTACGTGAAGTTATGGGGAACGTTATGTATGATGATTTTATTGCTGGGATTGTAGATGCTTGGGTACAGAAAGTTACACCGAACGGCTATGATATTGGCGCACAAGCTGCTGTAGGTAATGATGTATGGGAGTCGTTGACTGCCGACAATGTTGCCATAGTAGTTGAGGGCGTTAACTGGCATAAAGTTGAAACCGATAACAAGTGGCTGGTTTTGAAAAATGGAGGAGTGTATTCGACAAGTGGCCGTTGGGTTGGTATGAAAAAGTTGTTGATCCCGTATATATATTCGTATTGGGTTGGTGATGCTTATGATACTAATTCAGGGATTGGGGTAGTAAAGGCGAAGGCAGAAAATGCTACGCCGATATCCCCGAAGCGTCGAATAGTGCGTGCATGGAATGAGTATGTACGCATGGTTGGGGATACTTATAGGTGGGGTTATAACACTGTTAACAGTTTATACGGCTTTGTTAATGCAAACTCTGATCTATACCCTGACTTTGTTTTCACTTATCCAAAGCGGATGAATATTTTCGGTTTATGACAAGTTGCATGAAAATGGTATGAGAGTGTTAGTTGACGATATTGGTGAGGTAGTTACTGCGATGCGTACAGACGCGCGCGTGATTGCGTTAATTAATAACGCCAAGATAAACACGCTGTTTCCATTTTATATGTATGGTCATAGGCTGGAGATCGCAAACAATTTGCTAACTAAGAATAAAGATTCGACATATAAGTATCAGAAATATCCGCTTGTTGCGCTACGAATGGATTTTCCAGAGACTCAAAACGCCGGGCAGTTAGTAGAATACACGTTGAACATTGCGTTTCTCCATTTTACGCAGGAAAATTATACTGCTGAAAAACGTTATGAGCATGTGATAAAACCAATCCTTTACCCGTTGGTGGAAGTGTTTTTTGAAAAGCTTAAAGACTCTGGGTTGTTTGTGTGGGAAGACACCATGCAGACTCCGCCCCATACTAAATGGGACCGCCCGTTTTATGGCGTTGCTGGACTTGAGGCTAACGAGAAGTATATTTTTAATGATCCCCTGGACGCTATTGAATTAGTTGATCTACGAATTAGGTCAACAGGAAATGATTGTTTGTAGGAGAAATGTTGTACTAAAAAACTCTAAAAAATAAAATTATGGCAGAAGTTTGTGTACCCCAAAAAAAGAATCTTGGGTTGCAGCTTTGTAAGGACTTACCAAGCCGGTGGATAGGAATGATAACGACGTCAATGTCATTTAAATTCACTGCGGCTGAGTCTATTGTAGCTGCAAACTGGATCGCGGCGTTGATCGACGATCCCGATGTAAGGATTCATAAGTACCCGCCCTTTAAAGGCGTGGATGATCAGTCAACGGAGCCGGTTTACGAATCGAATCCTTGGGCAGATAATTTTGTAACGAATGGTAAGTACTCGTGGAGGTTCCATTTCATTGAATCTCTTTGCACACACAAAGCATTGTTTACCCACAGCGGAGACAACCAGCGTGCGTTTCTCGTCGATGCTAAAAAGAATATCTATGGCATGACAGACGATGGAACGGCGACGGGTAATTTTCAAGGCTTTACTCTTTCGCTTGCGAACCTGGAAAATATCAAAGTATCGGATGGAACGGTACCAAGTTTCTCACCGTTTAAGATCACGCTGCTCGATAGCGAGGAATTTAATGCAAGCGGCGCACGTGTGAATGGCTCGACGTTTTACAGTGCATTGTCTGAATTGATTGACGTTAATGTAGAGCTTTCTACTCCCCCGGCCCGCACTACCAGTTCCATTCATGTAACCGTTAAGACGGATTGCGACGGAACAGCTGTGAGCGGATTGGTTGCGGCAGACTTTGAAGCATTTACGTCTGCCGGTGTACCGATCGTGATTGCCACGGCTCCTTATGCTGATGGTGTTTATAATTTGACATCAGCTGCTGCCTTTGTTGCTCTTATGACAATTAATATTAAGGTGCCCGCATCTTTGAGTATTAAGTTGTATGAGTCGCTTGGGGCCGTAACTGTACCATCTATTCCTTAATGATCTGGAATAGAGACGAGACAAAGACCTGCCGTGTACGGTAGGCATATAAAGGGTGGGCTTTGCCGCCTGCCCTTTAACTAGGTTTTGATGGTTGTTGATAGTATGTTGAACGAAAGGGTCGGGAGTGGTTGCCCGGCTCTTATT